CCAAGACGTTCCTCACAGAGGTCAATAAACTCGGCCGTATGATGGCAGCGAAATATGGTCTCGAAGCGGCGCTCGAGATATCCGCTTTCGCCGGCAGCCTTCGCAGTTCTCATAAAAAATAACCTAAATAATGGCAAACAATACAGTCTATACCGAGAGCGTCGTAACGCTGAATAACCAGGAAGCGACCGCCCGCCTCGACGAGATCCGTCAGAAAGCGGCCGAGGTCCGGAAAGAAATGTGGGAGATAGCAAAAGTGAAGGGTCCCGACTCCAAAGAATTCAGGGCCCTGCAGAAAGAACTTGTCTCACTGGTCAATTCGGAAAAATCGCTGAATGAAGAGACGAAGCGCTTCGAGAAGGTTATCCGCGACCTGAGCGGAGCATCGATGAATGAGCTGCAGAGCGCAATGCGCAAGCTGCAGCAGCAGATGCGCCGCACCAAGCCGGACACCAAGGAATTCCACGCCTACGCCGAGCAGCTGAAATCCGTGCGTACCCGGATGCGCGAGCTCGAATCCCAGAGCCGTGCAGCCCAGAAGGTCCTGGGCGGGTTCTTCAGCAAGATCGGCTGGGCGGGACTCATTACCGGCGCCATTGCCGGTATCCGCAAGTTCGGCTCCGACATGATTGCCCAGACCCAGCTCATAGGCGACAAATGGAAATTCGAGACTGCCGGCTGGAAAGCAGCCTACGGTTCCTTCGTAGCAGACCTCTCTTCCGGACGCGGATGGAACGAGCTGGTTCAGAGGATGAAGGACGCGTACAAGAACGGCAAGCAGGTGGCGGCCATGCTCGACGAGATATTCGAGCGGAACAACTCCCTCTCCATCACCGAGGGGGAACTATCTCTCGAAGCGGAGAAACAGCGCAAGATAATGATGGACTCGACCAAGTCCATACAGGAACGCATCGCCGCCGCCGAAGAGTACGACCGGCTACAGGAGGAAATCGCACAGAATCGCCGTGACGTGGCGGAAGAGGAGATGGAAGCCTTCAAGCTCCAGCTGCAGCAGCGCACTGATCTCACGGATGCGGAGCTGGACGCCTTCGTCAAGGACTACAACGCGAACAAGGATCTCATCGACCAGGCGAAAGCCTATCAGAAGGAGTATGCAGACATGCAGGCTACCGTGAACGGCCTGTATGACGCTATGATAAGCGGCCAGGGCCTCGCATACGATAAATACAAGCAGCAGTACGACGATGCGGTGGCCGCTCTTAACGACTTCGCCGCAGCAGCCGACGAGTCCGTCGTGCGCTGGGCCGGCATCATAGACAAGTACCAACTCGGCAATGACGAGATGGTCCAGAATTACGTCCAGGCCCGCCGCAAGATGACCGATGCCGACACGAACTACGAACGTGCCACCCAGCGATCGAACCGCCAGGCCGCAAACCTGCGCAAGCAGCTGGCCAACGAAGCGAAGCAAGCACAGAATAAAGCGTACCAGGATGACATCAAGAAGTCCGACGAGCGCTTTAAGGCCCTTCAGAACCAGGCGAAGCAGGCCTATATCGACGGCCAGATATCCGAGCAGGAGTACCAAGACCGCATCGCCGCCATCCAGGAGAACAGCCTCAAGGACCGCATCGCCATCGGCGAACGGCACAAGCAGTCCGTCATCGACCTGCAGGCACAGCTGCTGGATCTGTCCGTGAAGCAGAAACAGGAGCTGGAAAAAATCGCGGCCGACCTTGACGCCTCACTGGAGAAGCAGATCCAGGAAACAACTGAAGCCCTGCAGCAGGAGGTAGACGAATACTGCGACGCCCTTGGAGAGGAATTCCTCAAGCAATGGTCCGAGCTGCTCGATAAAGCCCAGGAAATAAGCCGCGAGCTGAATCCGATGATCGCCCTGAAGGAAGAGATGGGCGAAGAAATGGAGAGCCTGCAGACCCTCCTGGAAAATAACCTCATCACCGAAGAAGAGTTCCAGAAGAAGCGCCTGGAGATAGTGCGCCGCTATGCAGCGCGCCAGGCCGAACTGATGACGGAGCCATACGCCAAGGGGATTCAGACGGCGCAGAAGTACGTAGAGCAGGTATCCTCCTTCACCGAGGCCCTGCAGAGCGCAGCTGCCGCCAGGATGGAAGCACAGATGCAGGCGGAGCTCACGGCCGCAGGCGACAATGCCGAGAAACGCGAAGAGATTGAAGCCGGGTACGAACAGAAAAAACTCGATCTGCAGAAGCGCTATGCGAACATAAACATGGGAATCGAGATAGCAAAAGCTATCGCCGCCGGCGCCCTGGCCATCATGCAGGGATTCGCGGAACTCGGTCCCATAGGCGGAGCGGTATCGGCAGCGCTCATCGCGGCCACCACGGCCGTCCAGGTCGCTACTATCGTCGCTCAGCGTAACGCCATAATGAACTCGTCAGTGGATACATCGAGAACGTCATCTTCCTCTTCCGTCACCCAGAGAGTCGCCACCGGATTCAGCAAGGGAGGATTCACGGAAAAACGCGCCAACGACTACGAGCCGGTCGGCGTTGTACATGCGAACGAATGGGTAGCGCCTGCAGCAATGGTGCGCGCCAATCCCATAGTCTTCTCCACGCTCGAGCAGATGCGGGCATCAGGCAATTACCGCTCAGGAGTCGCAGGATTCGCAGACGGAGGGCAAGCGCCGGGAGAGGCAATCCAAACGCCCACCTCAGATTCCGCAATGGACTCCGAGCTGCTTCGCCGTACCTACGAGCTGCTCTCAGAACTCAAGGCCGCACTGCCGTTCCCTACATACCTGGTACTCTCACAGGCCTCAGCCAAGATGGAGGTCGACAACGAAATCAAAAAAATAGTCGGCAAGTAATGAAACTTCACGTCCCCAAGGGAGACCTGAACCTCCCGGCTGGCTTCAGCTTCGAGATAGAACAGAACAGCGCCTTCTTCTCCGACAACGGCGCCGCGTCCGTCGCCGCTACGATACCGGCGACGCCCACGGATCTCGCCAAACTCGACCATCCGACGAGAATAGCACGCAGCACACGGTTTGCGAATCTGTTTCCGGCCGTCATATCCTCCGGTTCATTCCAGAAGAAAGGCACCCTGGTCGTGGAATCGGCATCGAAAGACGGCATCACCTGCGCCATCGCCCTGGAAGACTCGGACTTCTACGCAAACCACAAGGAGAAAAACCTGAAGGAACTGTTCGCCACCCAGATCCTCACAACGTATAATACGCCGGCAGCCTGGTACAATTACCTCTTCTCCGTCTATTCCGGAGAAATCAACGATGCACGCTTCAGGCTTATACCCGTAGCCGTGAACTTCGATTCAGAGCGCAAGCAATACCAGGTGAACAATGAGCCGCTCATCGCCCCCGGTTCATATCCGGAGACCTACCCGCTGAAGCACTCACCTCGAATTGAGACCATGGGAGACGAGAGCGTATCGGTCCCGGAAGGTTACGGCATAGCCCCATATTACCTGCTGTACGCATTCCTGGAAGACATGTTCAGACTGTGCGGATACCAGATTGGGACGAACTGCTTCCGGACGAAGACCGCGCTCAACACCTTGCTCCTGCTGCATAACTGTGCAGACGTCATCTGCAACGGTCGCATCGATTGCTCTGACCTTGTGCCGAACAAATCCATCAACGATATCCTGGAATGGCTCAGATGTAAGTTTCACGCACAGATTATCGTTCATCCGGCGGAGAACACCGTCGATATCGTCCTGCTCGAGGACATCATTACAGGAGAATTTGATGCCGACCTCTCAGGCAAGACCCTCGGACACCTGGTTTATTCCTTCAGCCGTTCATCCCGGGTCGTCATAACTCCGGACACCTCGCTCGACGGCGCAGCCCCGGCGGCCGAGACCATCGAGGATCTGAAAAAGAAATACGGAGTCATGGCAGAAGACTCCAGCGAGATGGGCCTTACCCTCGACAGGCCTACGGGGAAGTACTATGAAGTGTCCGCCAACCTGTGTACATCTCGAGGCGCGCCAGCCGAGCGTCTCCTGGGGACGAACTACTTCAGCTATAACCGCCGCAACTCCCAAGACGAAGAGCAATACCAACCCGCCGACCTCATACCCCCAATGGTGTATATCGGCGAAAACGCACTGCTCATGCCGTTCATAGGAGACCGCATCCATCGCAATACGGCCACCAAAGGAGCCATCGGTGAATACGTCAAGGATGAAGACCAGGAACTGATCATCGTAGACTATGCCGGCCGAACCGCCACGGCGACAAGCTCATCAGGAACAGGAAGAAGAACATCCACCGCATCGCTTATCGCCGGCAAGTATTTCTATGGCACTACGCAGAAATACGACAACAACGGGAACCTGCGGCCTGGGAAATACACGCTGAACGCCCCGGAGATGTTCCAGCTGTTCTTCGCCGGTTACAACAAGATGCTACGCAACAACCTGGTAAAAATCGAAGGACGCTTCGACCTTCCGGTGAAAGACATCCTCTCGTATGGGATGTATTCCATGAAGCTGCTTGACGGCCAGCTTCTCTTGCCGGTATCCTTGCGCTACGAAGTCGGAGGGAAAGTCAGATGCCTCGCGGCATCATTCTACGCGGTAAAGAACTACTCGGACGGCCAGCAGGACACCCCGACCACGATACCCGCACCCGCATATAAATGGGTTTATAACGAGTCAGCAGTACAGTCAGCCGTGGCCGAGATACAGCAACAAGACCAGAATCATACTATCGTAGCGGTCTATGATGATGACTACGCCTCAGGAGAAAAGACCTTCTTCCTCCCGGCCCCTTCATCAGCAGGCCTCACGTCCCCGGCTCTCGAGAGGACCGTCAATATCGGGTACTGGTGGAACTCAGATCCTCACGGACCCGGCTCGAGTATGCGCTTTACGACCGTAGAGACGCGCACGATTTCCACCTACTTCAACTCCGTTGCCGCGTCCTAACTTCCACTTGGCGCTA